GTGCGAAAGTTTTATTTCACAAAGCAACGCACGGCCTCAAAGGCGATGCCCACCACATACGCAACGGTCAAAACATACGCGAAAATCTCGGTCGTGTCCATGTCTCGGGGATTGGGGGTTGTTGCGAAAGGAGTTCCAGCCAATCGTGCTGATCCAAAATTCCGTTCGCGTTGAAATCGAAAGCGCCAGCGGCCGAACCCGGGTCAACCTCACAACCAAAGTTCACAAGGAACAACAGCACGTCCATGATGAATCCTGACCACATACCCCCATCTACGGGCGCCAGCGTCAAAGGTTGCGTTCCTTGCGCCTGTCTCGGATTTCGTCGTCGATGCAAAAATCGGGTTCCCACTTGCCCGAGCCGTGGCAAACGTGGCACGTCGTCCAATATGGGGACGACGGGGGATCACACCACCCGCCTTGGCCGTCGCACTCTTCGCACGTTTCATCAATAGACCGTCCCATCAACGATGCGCAAGTTTTGGAAAGTGAACGTCCCGTTCTTGCGAAGATCAACGAAGCCAAAACCGTGGTTCCATTGATTATGCCTCATATAGTCCGGGGACAAATCGCACAAGCAACCCAAACTCCAAGACGTGGCGATCTTGCCGTTGATGTCTTTTGTGGTGTATTCGCTGGTTCGGTGAAAGTGTCCACACACGGCCGAATGCTGTGTGCGCAAGTGCAACCAACGCGCCGGATTTTGGCCGCCACCGCCGCGGCCGATTTCGTGACCGTGCACGACAAAGAGTTTTCCAAACTTGGTGACCCTCCAATCTTCAACGAAGTTGACTTGCATTCCCGCGTCGGTCAAAATGCGTTCGAGGCTGAAAGATGGCACCCCCAAAAGTTCAGGGGCGCGGGCGGTCATGTATCGATCAAACCTGTTTTCGTGGTTGCCCATCTTCGCCCAAATGTTGGCGCGGGGGAAAGCCTCGGCGATGGCGTGAACAAAGGCCGACGCCATCTCCAATTCATCGGCAAAGCGCCGTTCGCGTGGGTCTTTCTCAAAACTTGAAAGGCTGTAAAAATCCAAAAGATCGCCGTTCAACCAAACGTCGGTCGCGCCCTGCTGTTTCCCGTAGTCGATCGCCGCGGCAACGGCGCCCACGTCGTGGTACGGGATATGAATATCAGACAGCATCAAAATCTTGCGCGGCCCGTCGATGCGCAAGGGGTCGCGCGAGATCCGTTTGTTCGGCGCTGGCAAATTGTATCGGCGGCGGCTCATTTCATTGTTTTCTCAATCGTCCGCCCTGCGAAGTAGGCTCCAAACACGGTGAGCAACAGCGTTTCGAACATACCCGCAACCGTTCCCGACATCGCGAAAAACTGTGGCGCCACGGCGTTGATGATTGCAAACACGATGAAAGACAGCGTCAAAGACAACAGCACCAACGGGCGAACGTTCTTTGATAGCCACGAATCCGAATGGCTGTCGACTATCCATTGTTTGGTAACGTCGACGCCAGCGAGTGCGCGCGTTTCGCGCATCGCTACGTCGAACGCGCTTCGCTCGGCCTGTTTCATCCCTCGCGTTTCAATCAAAGCCGCGATCGAATCCAACAAAAAACCAGCGGGCACAAGGTCCGCAAAGGCGCGCAAAACGTCAGGGGCAAAGCGTTTCAGCCATTGCCCGACGGGCGTTCCCTTAATGGTCAAAGGCTTCAAGCGCGCGTTTCCAACGTCGGCGGCTCGTTGTCGTCCTTTCGATTGTTTGTCACAATCGCGTTGATCGCGGCGTCCAACCAACCAAACACGACGACGTTGTCGGCCTCCGTCGGCGTCAGGTTGGCCACGATTTTTGCGATCCCGAGAGCGGCCAACAAAACGGCTGACCAATTTTCCAAAATCCATTCCATGTCCCGAAGGTTGTGTGTTGTCTTTCATTCTCGTTGTCACTTTGCAAGGTTGCACAAATACGCGATGTGCTTTTTGATTGCTGTTTTGCTGGGGTTGCGATCCTCCATTGGGTGGCGGCGGTTCAATCTTGCCAGCGTTTCCACGCGATCCAACGTCGAATCGTCGATATCGCACGATTCATCCAGTAACCAACCCACAGCCAAATCAATTTCGTGAGCGTGGCCAACAGTTTGAGCAACCAAACGGGCCACGCGACGGCGGCGCGCCATTTGCGTTTCAACCTCCTTTTGTTCAGCCTCGCGCCACGCGTCTTGCCAATCTTCATTCTCCACCGTTTTCGTTCCCGTGGTGTTCGTCCTCCGAGATGACCCCGGCGTGAGCGTATAGACCCACAATTTTGAGCACGGCACGCGCCAGCGCCCTTTTTTCAGCCATCGCGAAGGGGTACTTTGTGCGGTTGTTTTGCGGTGAGGCTTCGCCGTACGTTTCAACCTCGAACAACTCGCCGTCTATCTCTTTTTTTGCCTTGGCTTTGATCACCACAAACCCCGGATTTTCCGAAATCACCTCGAAAGTGACCCGCACTTTGTGTTTGGCTTGGATTTTTTCAATGCCCGTTCGCGTAATAATCGCAAATTGTGACGACAAAAAAACATCTTCTTTCGCCAATCCGTTTTCGACAAATAAGGCGTTCAAATGTTCGCGCTGGGTCTTGGTCAATCGTTTCACGTCTTTGGGTTTCCGGGGTTTATTCTTTCCGATCCACACTTTGCACAATGTCCCGTCGACGTGCTGGGGGTGGATTCCTCACAAATATGGCACCAATAGCGCATCGGTACATTTTGAAGACGGGCAATTTCGAGTTCAAGTTCCATGATCCGGGCGGCGCGATCGGCCGCCGATCCCATCGCCGCACGGCACGCGCGAGCCTCGGCCGCGAGGGCATCATCTAACGCGTAGCTGTGCAAATATAGACGGCGCACGAGATGAATTCCTTTTGTCAACTGTTGCCGAATCTCGTTTGGAACATTCGGCCAGTTTTCGAGTTCCAGTTCGACAAAGTCAGCCCACCCCGAAGCGTGAGTGCGAATGTACATTCGATCCAAAAAATCGCCGTGCACGCTTTCGCGAACGTGGGCCGGGGCTTCCCACGTCACGGAATCAGTTTTTGAATGTCGCTTTTGATTGTGTGCGCCCATTGTTCGAAGGTTGAAAGGGGTTCGGTGTAAATGTCAGCCGTTTCTACATGATCCCGCGTGAACCTGACCCCCAACAGCGCGCCCGTAATCATTTCGTGCGCATCGTTCCAACGGTTGTTCGAGGCGTGTTCCCGTGCGCTTTGCAAATCTTCAACGCACCACGCGGCGAAGGTGCCCGGCCAACGGCCACGGGTCACCCAATCCGACAAACGTTCGATGCGGTCCGCGATAAACTCGCCGTGATTCTTTCGCGTGACGAAATCCGACGTCGCAACGGGAAGGCTCAAAGTGTTGGTTTTCATGGTTCCCAAGGTAGAAAAAAACCGGAGACGTGATTTTGAATTGAAAAAATAAGAAAGGCCGCGACGTTTCGCGGCCTTTCCCGGTGGGCCAATCCGTTGTCGTCAAACGGCGGGCACAACCCCGCCAGCCCGTTGAATTGAAAAAAATGTTCAACCTGTGGTCGAAGTGAACCGTTCCACAACTTGGGCCGCCGATCGAAGAGAGGGCATAACCGCAAACCGGGTTCGGATTCCGTGCGAATATCGGTCAACCGCCCACGATTTGCAACCTTGGAGATCTCGCGCCAGTTCCCGAAGCGTCCACACGTCGCCGCCGATCGTGCATTGCCACACCTTGCGTTCGTTTTTTGGTCCCGGATGACCCAAAAAAACGCTCGCTTGGGTCCATTGGATTTGTTGGTTCATGGCTTCAATACTGTTTCAAAATTTCGTTCCAGCACTTGCAAAGCCTTTGCAAATCCACCTCGGCCAAAGGCCGACGGAAACTGCGGTATATTGTCCAAAGTTGTGTGTGATGGCGCTTGGAAAGTGCCGATCGAACCTCCATTGTGAGGGGCACGCATTCGACGTGGGGTTGTATCGGGGTGGGCTTCATCGCTGTGGCTTTTGTGTTTGACTTTTTAGGACATCCGCTCTTCGTACGCTTCGACCCAATCTTTGAGATCGCGAACAAACAACAGTTCGAAGATACAAGCGTTTTCGACGGTCATTTCGTCCTTCGTCCATTCGGTTGAAGGCTTGCGGTTCATGACCTCCAAAACCTCTTTGATTTGAGGGGTTGTCATGGCTGAAATGCGGGTGGAGAGTGTGTTTGACATTGTGTTTTTGTTTGTTGACCCTCCAAAGGTACGCACACTTTCCACAAATCCAACACTTTTGACAAAAAAAATCGCCAAAAAAAAGCGATTCCCAGCAACGGCGCGGCTTTCAGACCCTTATTTTTTCGCGCGTCTCTTTGAAATCCACACGAAAAACGCGTTCAACGTCGGGAATTTGAAGACACCGAAGAGGTCGTCGTGTGCCATTTCCAAAAGATAGTATGTTTCCGAGGCTGTTTGAGTGCCGTTCAAGCGCCTTTTGTACTCTTCAAAAAAGCCGGATCGGGTGTAAATGCGCCGCGCGAGTTCTAATTTTTCCCTGTCGGTCACAAGATCCGGATTTCGAGGTCATCGGGCAACGGCGGCCGCGTGTCGTCGTCGTCAAAGGTCATAAATTCACCCAAAGCCATAATCGCGGCGACAATGCCATCAACCTTGCCGCCGCTTTTTTGCTTGGTTACTTTGATGTTGCCCGCGGGGTCAAAAGCCAACGCCACATTTTCCAACATCCAATCCAACACAGGGTCGGGGCGGTGTAACAACCCACCGTCGAGGGCTACGCGTTCGAATTGCTTTGTGGGTGCCGACATTGAGACAAACCCTTGGCCGAATGGGGCGCACGTCAGGCCGTCGCCTACAAGATCCGTGATCAACTGACTTGAATTGTAGCGGTCGAACGCCAGCGATCGGAGGTTGTATTTAGTGGCCACGCATTCACGATCAATCAACACGCGCCCTTCATCGTTGAGGTGATGACCCGTCAAAAATCGCCGTATGAATCCGTAATCGGTGACGTTGCCCGGCGTGATATGGACATTCGAAAGGTCGGAAAGTTGGCCGTACAAATCGGATTCGTCCAACTCCAAACGCCTTTCGATTGCCCGTTCTGGCACAAAATAGTGCACCTCCAAAATGAAATCGCCGTCGGGCTGTGGGAACAACAGCGCCAGCGCGCTCATATCCGAGACCGACGCCAAATCCAACCCGGCAAAACAAACCGATTCCGGCAAAGGCTGGCGCTCACTTTCGTTGGCTTTCCACACCTCGCGTTCAATCCATCGGCTTTGACTGCTCACGAACTGGTTGCAATGCTTGGTCTGAAATTCCACCACCGCACGCCCGCCGTGGTTTTGTGCCTGTTTGCATTGGCTGAAAAGGAATTGTTCCGAGATGCTTTCGCCCAAACCCGGGTTCGCTTTGATCCAAACTTCGGGATCTTTCCAATCGTCGCCCGAATCCAATTCGTACAAAAGGGCAAAAGTTCGATCGTCGGTTTTGACACCGTCCAAAACATCTTTCGCGGTCTTCATGATTGTGGCCGCGATTCCGTCAACGTTGAAACCCGCCGTCGTGATCGCAAGGGTCAAAGGGTTTTTGCGGGCGCCCTGTGACGATTTAATCACGCGCAAGATACCCCCGTCGCGCATCCCGTGTAGTTCGTCCACGATCCCCAAGTTCAGCGAAAGACCGTCCATCGTGTTTGAATCACTCGACAAAGGCTTGCAAACCCCGTCCCGCGGCGCGAGGATATCGTGACGGCGCACACGAAAGCGGCGGCGCAAAGTCGGGTTGGCTTCGATCATTCGTCGCACTTCGTCAAAGCCGATTCGGGCTTGATCGCGTTTCGTCGCGGCGAACACAAATTCGCCCGCGGCGTCGTCGTCGAGGATCATTTGAGCGATGGCCAGCGCGGCCGCGAGTTGGGTTTTGCCTGACTTGCGCGCCACGTAGAGAAACGCCGTGCGGTAACGGCGCACGCCGTCTTTGTTTTTCCAGCCAAACAAATTCGCCACGAAGAACTGTTGCCACGGCGACAAAAGAAAGGGACGCCCGGCCCACTCGCCGCGCGTGTGCTTGCAAAACATCCCAACAAAAGAAATCCATCTTTGAGCCTCGGTCGCGTCAAACCTCCATTCCCAATCCGTGCGCGTGAGGTCGTCCATGAAAGTTTCGACAGCGCGTTTGACGTAATGCCCGACGACCTGTCGACCCTCGATCACGTCGGCCGCATAAGTCGCCCACTCACCCCAAGAATTCATCGAGCGCGTCACCGTCGTTTTTGTTGTTTTTGGTGTTCTCCATTTGGGCGGCGGCGCCAAAGAGTTTCGCCCGGTCCAACGGTGACAGCCCGAGCCGAGACGAAATCTTCAAGATAGCGTTCTCGGCTTTGTCTTTGGCTGTCTGCATCGCGGAAACGTTGGTCGCGCCGTTTTCGAAGTGTTGCACAAGATCGTCGGCCGAGGTGACACGTTCTGCAATGTCGCGCCACAGCGCCACGTTCTTTGCCAGCATGGAAAGCAACAAAGAATCGACCGTCTCCAAAAGGCCGCGTTCGTCAAGGAATGACACCACCGCGTTGAAGTACGCGCGTTCCCGTCGTGACAATTTGCACGCGGGAACAACCTTCGGGCGATCCTCTTTCGGGCTTGGGGTTTTTGGGGGTTCGCTGTTGTTCGCTGGGGGTTGTACCCCTTTTAAGGCCATGTCCAAAATGCGCTTCGCGTCCTTATCCATTGAATCCCAGTTGTTTACGGTCAAAACCTCCCCCCGGCCCAAGTGTTGCGCACTTACAGCGCCC